CGTAAAATTTCATTTTGATAATGAGCAATCGCTTTTTGGTATTGAGCGACCCAAACTTTAATAGTCGCCAACTCTAAAACGAGTTTACGTCTAACTTTGCCATCGCGAATAAATTTATTCTCAAAAAAGCCGCTAGAAATTCCGTAAGCTATTTCAGAGAACGGGGTGCCGTTTGAGAAGATCGGCGAATGAAGAATAAATGGCAAATAGACATTTTCCGCTTGCTTCCACCATGCGTATTCTTTGGAATTAATTAAGAAGTAATCTAAGAAACATGGCAACTTCGGATCAGCATTACTTGTATTACGATAAGAACGATTAATCGATTCGTGTAGAAACGAAATCGGCGGCAGATATTGTTTAATATCTACCGCCGACGAATAAATAACAGAGTCTCGATATTTAACCATTATGCGTTATCCGATGGTTTAGACATAGAAGATTTAGTTCTACCGCCGCTAACTTCGGGAGCAGATCGCTTAGGCACAATTCGAGTAATGGTATAATTCGGTTTCATGCCGTTAACTCGCAACAACGGATTAATTATTTGCTCACGAGTATCCGTAATTGTTTCCGTTACTATCGGACTCAACGAGGAAATATAAGCAAGCATGGGAACCTTGCGTCCTGCCGATGATCCAAACCCAGTTGAACCACTCGATTCAACAACTTCGGAAGGAATGCCCATACCTTCTAACATTTCTAATTTAAGCTCTTTAGGATAATCCATTAATCCGTCAGGAGTTGTCGCCCCTTTCGGAGATTCAAAATCCCAAGTCTTATCATTCTTTCCGCCTTCGGGTTTCGGCAATACTCGATAACTTCCCGTTTGGTTAGCGTCCATCATTTCGATGGCTACTTCCAAATTAGAAATCGTTCGTCCAGTTTCATCCGTTTGTGAACCTTCTGGAAAGTAAAGGGTTCCGCTGTCATATGCGTTTTTAAAAAACCATATTCGGCGAATATCTCTAGCTCCGCCAAGATTCCACATTTCATGCCAAGGAATATGCGCACCGTATAAACGAGACAACCCAATAAATCGATTGTGCTCTCGTTGATGTACGAAAACGGCAGACTTCGGTAACGGAATAAAGCAATTTGTTGAATTAATGTTTATTCCAATTAACGACTCTTTTCGAATTACCGGCCTAGCGATTGACGGCGAATAGGTAATCATCGTCTTATATTTAATCATTCCCGTGAATTCGTCACGTTCATAGATTACTTGATTAGGCGAAAATCCCCATTCGATGTTACGAAGTGCTTTGTATAAACCGTCGGTCCAAAAAGCATTCAGCGTATCTACTACAAATTTTTCAACGTTCTTATCGGGACTTTCAACTTTGTGCGAATAATAATATTCGAGGTCGATAATCGCGTCGTTGATTTGCGGATCTTCTGCTTCTTCGGAATTGAAGAATTTAGTATAAGAATAAATCGGACCCTTAATCAAATTGAGTCCGAAACGAATACGGCTATCTCGCATCATCAGTTCAATGGTATTAAACCCAAAAAACGGAAAATGGTGTGAATACCTCGGGTCGTGAAACGGAATAATATTATGTTGCCGATACTTAACCCGAAAGGTGTTTAAGAGATCAACCAGTTTTTGCTGATGAGCCATATTTATTAGCCTTGCTAATCGTTAATGCGTTAACGTATTTAATAGCTTTTTCTTCATCGTCAAAATGAACAAGCTTGCCCAATTCAAAAGCTCGATCCTCGTTCATTTTGGGCTTAAAGAATTCCGATAATTCTTTTTTTGCCATAATCCGGCGGTACGCTAGTCTAACACAATATAAATCATATTTTGTGTTTACAACTAGCGTACCTAAATCAGCGAGCATCATAACCCGCTTTACAATTTTTTTTTAATTTCTTCAATGCGTGTTCTAACCGCCATATAAAGAAATCGACATTGCCCGCTGGTTAAAGCAATACTGCATTCTTGTTTCAGAATATTTGGCAATTCTTCATACCAAGGCGATCCAGATTTTTGCCCTTTGTCAACGGCTTCGCTAATTAAATCATCAATTAGCAAAATGTTTAATTCGATAGGTTCCGCGTCTTTCGACACAAACACTTTAATATTTACGTCTTCTTCTGTTGGAAGATAAACGCAATTTGCTATTTCAGATTCACGTTGAGTTTCAAGTTTTTTAGTTTTACGCATGTTTGTCTGGGTTAGGTGTAAAGGATCGAAGCTCCGGTGGATTCAATCTTTGTTAAAATATCCTCGTTTAAGAGCGATTTGTCAACAGTATAAGTTTGCTGCCATGCTGCGGCATAAATTGGTGTGGTTCCTTGAAGTCCCATTGGTTTCAACATCGATTTACCATTGCCAACTTTAATTGCCGGCGCACCCGCAATAGAAATAACAGTTGGAATAGAAATCGGATATTGTGCCCGAATCGCTTGTCCTTTGACGGTAATGAAGTATCGACTTCCTTTTAACGCGTAAGTTTTTCGAGTCATCGGATTCTCTGTCTCCGGATGATTCGGATCGTACGCTGTTAATAATCCTTCTGGATTGTTAAGATCAGACCCTAACGAAGCGGCATACATTCCCGAAGCTAATCGATGTTCCGTTTCGCCTGCGGGATCTGGAATATTTGCCGGAACATCAGGCGGAGCTATTGTATCGAAATTTTCAAATACATTAGTTTCCGGATTATTAACAAATTGCCGATAAAGCTTTTCTTCTCCGTGCCAAGAAACGTCAGCACCGTTTAATCCTTCAACCGGAATAGTCGGATGCGTTTCACTTACATGATATTCTTCTTCGAATTTAATCCAAGAAAATCGAGGATCAATTTTGTCTTCGACAATTTCTAAGAAGTTTTCATTCGTGTTTACGTTTTCGGCATACTGCGGTTCTGATGTTTCTCCAATGGTGTTTTTATTATCTGCCGGATTTACGTATCGAGTTGAAGTAATCTTTTGCGGATTAATCTTTCCCGGTGATGGAACCGTGTAAGATTGTGCTGCATCGTCGATACCTAAACCCGGCGTCCAGTAATCGGGATCTTTTTCTCGCGGATCGGTTACTTCGGTTACAAACGAATGTCTTTGAAGCTCTTTGTTAAATTTACCTTCACCTTTAGCAAAGGGATCAATTTCGCTTGCAGACTTAATTACGTTCATTCCTGAATTGTCATGCAATCTTGTTAACGATAAATGTTGTCGATATTTTTCCGGAAGTTCTGGATCAAAACCGTAGCCAGGATGCGTAGATTTGTTCCAATTAGTCCATTGTTTTGTCAATTCTCCGGGACGGTAATCTTTGTTTAATTGTCCATCTTCGGTAATTGGCATACTGTAACGACGATAATAATCGTTATTTAATCTTTCAAAAAAACAAGTTGCCGAAAATACATAATTTAACGGACACACAACTAGATAATCGAGATCAAAAGATAACTCGCGATTAAATACGTCGTTCGTCAATTTAACTTTAGTGCAAATTGCTTTTATCGCACTTCGAGCTTCGGTTTCATCTGTAGTCGCTTTTTTGTTAATTTCGCTAGTAATAGCGTCGGCAACAGGATTTTTAGACTTTTTCGTAATCGCGAAACTTTTCAGCTTACGAGTTCGTTCGGCAATTAAATACCAAAGCACGTACCATCCGTAACCGGCATTAAATCGATGAGGAATTCGTATTTTACCGTTAAACGTATTTAACCAAGTAACCATACCTCCGCCTTGCATTTGTTCTCCGAACAAAGAAGATTGAAGCGTATGCTTAAAATCTATTCGGCGAATTCCTAACGGATACGCAGAATTAGATTTAATTTGCGTATACGTTACTGAAAATTTTGCCGTTCTCCCATTTTTTTCAATATTAAATAAAGTTTTAAATGTGTACCCGTTTAACTGAGTCCAACGATCTACCCATTTCGAACCTTCTTCGTCTTCATCAGGAACTAATCGTTTTACGTCTTTCGTGCTTAAACTTATAGAAAGTTGATTTCTTGCGTCATATAAATCTTTTGGGGTTGTGGCATAAATTGTTCCCGCAACAACAATTTGTAAATCTCCGTCCTCATCAACATCGAGGCGAAGTTCCGAAGATATATCGTAATTAAATCCGTTATACGTCGCATAATACTCTTTACCGCTTATAGAATATTTAACTTTCCAAATCATTCGAAAATCATTACCGCCCGGAAGCGGCTCAATTTGCAACGACAATGGCTTAGGCCCGTTGTACGTATCTACTAACCATCCTTTTTCTAAAGGCGTAGTTCCCGCAATTGAACTAGACGGAATAACGTTTCGAACCGGCCCAGGATAATTTGATAAATCAATAACCAAACCTTGCGTAGATAGAAACGCGGTTAGATAAGTAATCAACCCGTTCGTATCAAGATTTACATTATTAAACCTATTACCGCCGCGAATAATGTTAGACGTAACTGGACCCGTAATATTGGGACCGGCAAAAGTTGATTCTTTACCGGACCCCGTTCCATACACCTCTCGAAATGTATCAAGAGTGGTAATAGCATTTTGATTTACAATTGCTTCAATCGTAACCGTGGTATCTTTACGAATTACGCGAGTATCTCCTTCGTCATATTGTAATTCAGTATCTAGCTTTACTCCGGTAACAGTTTTGAGACAAATACCTTCTCGAATGTCATCCGGGATAATAAGATTCTCGATACGTTTTTGTGTATTTAATTTGTAAATATAAATACCCAAAACATTTTCATCTTGACGATAGGAGTCTGCCATGTTTAATTCTTAAATTGTTGCCATGTTCTGATTGATAGCCCAAGTAGAGTTTGAAGCTCCAAATGAACCTTGCAAACTTTCTTCTGGACTTAGTTGACCCATGAAGAAATCGTTTATTGATTGTACAATATTGGACGCGTTCTTCGTAGTGTTTCTTGCTGTCTCATTTGTATTAGACGAAATATCGCTTAATGATTCGACAACCTTTGATAACAAATATATCCCACCAGTTATAGGGTTAGACATCATTACGGAGCCATTAACTTCGGACATTGAAAATACACTCACTAATTTAGTAAGCAATTCAATCATGTTTGTTAACAAATCAACAACAGCAGAAATATTTTCACCAAACGCCGCAATGAATGCTGTCTTTAATTCTAAAATAGCGTTTGCTAATTCGGATCGAGCTTCTACAAAATCGGCAGTAATAGGATCAAGCGTTTGAGCCTGCTCCATACGTTTAATTAGCAAATTGACATTTTCTTCTGCTTTAGCTTGAACCGTTTGCGAAGCAATTGATTCTTTTGCAACCGAAGATATAGCTCCCATACCGACATTAATAGCTTCGACAATCGGATCAACAATAACTGCGCCGATTGCTTTACCAACAACAACTCCGGCCAATGCTCCTGACGGATTACCCCCCCTGGCAATTAATCCAGTTAATCCGGCGATACCCGTAGTTCCAGCTTTAGTAGTTGCTCCCCCAGCTTGTAACGCAATTTGAGGATCTTGAGGATTCTCCATCATGCGACCAATTGTTGAGAACCCTTCGGTCACAACTTTGGACGCGCCGGTCAAAGCGGTTAACGCCACGGTCAATTGAAGTAAACCGGTAGTCGTTGAAGTCATGGCGGGAATTATCCCCCCAGGCCCACCAGAACCCCCGGTTCCTCCAGTTCCCCCAGCTTGACCCCCGCCAGAACCTCCAAAACCGCCCCCAAAACCGCCGAACGATGAAACGGGGGGTATTGAGCCTCCCGAACCACCAGACGACGGAGGAGGCCCAGAAACGGGCGTCCCTGAAGGCTGTGCGGTGCTTCCGGATTCTGCCGGGGTTGTGTATTCGCTAGTCTGCGGAAAAACCTCTGTCGCGGGGCCGGGTTTCTGCCCGGTCAACGGTTCAGGAATTCCACTACCAGGATCAACCACGCCTCTAGCAAGGATCTCTTGAATCTGAGCTTCTAACGCATCGACATCAACAGGTTCTTTGTCGATAGCCGCTTGCATTTTGGTATTTTCGATTAATTCCTGAATATCGAGCGACTGAACAAGTCGGCGTTCTGAAGTAGCCAACTTGGATCGTTCTAATTCTTGGAATTCTTCTTTTGCCGATCGATCAACTTGCTTTGTAAGTGAATCGATCTCTTTTTCTGCTTTGGATATTTCCGGTTGGAATAAAAGTATTTCAGCAAGTGCCGTAATAATCCCACCATCGATTCCGACAGCACGCCCAATACCGAAAGTCGCTAAGCGTCGAATTAATCGATCAGACTCACCTCGATCAAATTGTTCTTTAATTCCAGATTTAGCTTCGCGAGTTCTTTCGGTAATCGCTTCTCGTTCTCGCCTACGTCGAAGCGTCTCACGACGTTTCTGAATAGACGTTTGCAATAATGCTCTACGCTTCATTTGCCCTACGGCTAAAGCATCATTCATCGAACGTTCTTTCTCTAAACGTTCTTTCGTTTTCAAAGCACTTTTAACAAAAGTCTTTTGCGTAGGTTCGGGATTTTCAGGAGTAGCACTTGTGAATATTTGCGATCCTTTAGGAATCGCTAATACGTCAGGCGGATACTCTTCATCACCATTATCATCAGGATCAGGACTTGCCGTTGTAGGTCCTGGAGGGGGAGGGGTATTTCCGGCTCCCGATCCGGATTGCGTTAATGCGTGCTTAAATAAATCGGGTTCGTGCTCAGGTTGAATTTGAAAAACGGTATCTGTGATTGGCGTCGAAGTTGGTTGTGGTTCAACGTTAGGATCTGAAGTTAAAGTAGATTCCAGATCGGCTAAAAAATTTAAAGCATTTCCCATCTCGGTTTGTTGAATTGGCTTTTCCCAAGATTTAGGCTTTTTAAGAATTTTCTTAGCTTTGTTTCTAGCCGACTCTTTCATCGCTAAATCTAGTTCGAGCTTAACAGGATCAAAGCTAGTATCTTCGACAACAGGGGCTTTTGGCTTTTTAGCTCGCGATCTCTTTTTTGGTGTTAGTTTTTCATTAATCGCATTTTGCAATTGAGTCTTGTTCATACGGGAATATCCCGTAACACCAAGTTGTTTAGCTTGGAAGACTAATTCATCGCGGGTCGGTTCCGTAGCCTTTTCGCTCTGTCCAGAAACGCCAACAGCCCGCCCCTTGGTAGGAGCAGGCTGAGGCGAAGTTCCACGGCTACGGCTACTTTCGTCGTCTTCATCTTCAAATCGAACGGAAACTTCTGTAGCCATGTTTTATTTATTAATTAGGTAAGAGATACCAAGTGATTTCCAGCATTACGAATTGAAGTCCAAAATCGCATTTTGTCACAACTCGATGCTCGGGTAACTACGGGAGGATCGTTTGGAGATTCTCCTTCGACTAACGTAACCGGGAGAATTTGTAGAGTTACTGTAACAAACCTCGGTCGATGTGAAAACAACGTTTCAATATCGTTATCGGGAGCGAGAATCGTTTTATAAAAAGTAACCGATAGCGGGTCAATTGTATTGTTTGATGCCAAAGGTCCAGCAGCTTCTCCGGATTGATAATGACAAGCCGTAAGAACCAATGGTTTAGCGTAGTCAAACATTTTCTGACCAACGCCGTCAGTAACGCCCCATTCGTAATTGGCAATGCCGTCACCGAATCCCATCCACCACGTTAACGGTTCAACCGCTTGAGCATTCCAGTTTTGAAGCGTCATCGTAATCGTCGGCAACGTTCCAGTATGAACCATGTCAATAACCGTATCGCCGGTAATATCTGCCGTGATAGGAATTGACGTATTACGAACTCGAAGTTGCTGACCTTCGGTACTCATTAATCCGAGATCCCAACCATTCCAAGTAGATCGATATGCGCCGGAAATAACAGAAGACATTCCGGCAGGTGCAGTTTTTAAAGGCATTTTGTTAATTTCCTAAAGATTCGATGGCTGCGATAACAATTTCCGTTTCCGTTTCCGTCAAATTTTCTGGAAGGGAAAGGGATTGGTCAACGTGGGTTTTTAACTCCAACGGAGAGTTAAATTTCAATTTGAGTTTTTCAACTAGGTCAGGTGGGTATCCAATGTCGTCCCATTCTAACGATTTCCAGAACTCGGAATAATATGATTTTTCTTCCTTTCCAGAAACCTTTGTCTTGGAACGAGACTTTAAAACGCTAAAGCATTTAGCACATGTAACAGCTATCAAAGTGTTACTAATATTCAAATTGCCTTTTTGTTTTGGTTCGCAAGGAATTTGGTATTTATCATTAATCTTTTCAGCATAATGAATGGTTGCGATTTCGCGTAATTGCATCTTTGGGCAAACCAATTCGCCGCAAGGAATTACATCAATATCCGAAGTTGTTTTGTCACATGAATCGCATCGATACGTAGTCATTTAAATTCCCATGTCGGTTATACTTACTTTAATTATTATAATAATAATAATGCTTATAATAATTAAAACTCTTTTACATCCTAAAGCCGGCCCACGCCCCCGCCCTACCACCCTTTATGGTAATAATAGTAAGAGAGGTTGTAAAGAGGGATTAGCGACCAAACATTGTGGACCCAATTTTCGGACGAAAACGGCTTTTTACTATTCTTTAACCGTGAATTTAAATCAGTTCAATTCTTGGCGTATTTTATTTCCGAAGTGTCTAATTCAGTTTGAAGACTAGATGGCAAGGTTCCACACCCTATAGGAATCCAAATACGAGGAGCGAGCACCGTAATATCGACTTTCATTCCGGCTGGCATTCTTTCGTGTACTTCTTTTGCGTCATAAAAATCGGCGTACACTGGTTCTGCCCGCAAGTCTACGTAATTACATTCCCATCTACCGTCCACGCTTATTCTTGAGGAATCCGGTTCGCTAGGGAAAGAATTTAGTATTTTGGAATTAATATTTAAATCTAACAATAAATGGAAATAAACCATTTCGGCTAGATCAATTATTTCCGAAAGTAAATCTTGTTGTGATTGAACGTTTTTAGTTCGTGCTCGAATTGAACACGTAACAACAATTTGCAATTCACACTTTAAAGAATCGCCGTCCAGTGTGAGTGATAAACTGTTCCCAGCAACGCGAATAAAATTTCTTCCGCTTGTTGGGTATGCCTTATCAAAAGGAACAAGATACGCTTTAAATTTTTCATTAATCCGATCTTCTACGAGGCGCAGGAGGGTGTTTGTGATCATTAGATTGACGAACTTCGCGTTTAGATGAATCGGCTAACAAATTGTCGTAAACGGCTCGGGCGGCTCGAATTGCTTTTTCGTGACATTCTAAAAATCCACGACCCGTAAAATCCAAATCGTCAACGATTAAGATTCGTGTAACCTCTTTAACTACTTTCTGTCCGCCTTTGTTTGTAGTTTGTTTAACAGGTTTTTCGCAAGCATCGGCATACGGAACTTTAATTTTTAATCTAAACGCCAATCCCAATGACGCAACCATTTGATCGGGACCGGCATAAATTCTTCCGTTAGAAATTTCTGCCGGAAAGAATGCGGCGAATAATCTTCCTGATCGAATATTAATTGGCGTTCTTCGAACTTCTCGATGCGAGTATTCACCGTACCAATTTAAATCGCGTTTGACACGACTTCCGCCATCTATTTTTGGAATGTCTTGTAAAGCTAATCGTTTTTGTTGCCGAATACTTTTCGGTTTAACAGAACTTTTTAATTCGCGAAGTTTATTTCGATAAAGAGCAATTTGGTTTACGGTTGATTCCGTAGTCGCCGGAGCTAATTGGTCTTTATTAGTAAATTGCGAATATTTAACTTCAAGTGCGTTTGATGGATCGGCAGGAAATTGCGGTTGTTGAAATTGTTCTGTCATTACGGTTTTAAGTTTTCCTTTAACTTTTACCGTAGATTCTCTTCCGCGATGTTTGTGATAAGGGTCATCAGGATAATAAGGTTCCTGCTCTTGAAGCTCAAATTCCTTAATTAAGTCGGTAGCAATGGTCAAAACGTTCCAACGATTTCCGTATTCATCCCGACCCCAAAAAGCTCTGTTCGCAAAACTGTGATAGAGCTTGTTCATGTATTCGGAATACAAAACAGTTTTATAAGTCCGATGAACTTCACTAAAACCTTTGACGCGATTAAAAATAACGTCTTTAGGAATGCCGTTCCGACTTAACACAACGCTAGTCATAATTTAAATTAAATGGATAGCGAGGCATGTTTTGTTTCGGGAAGACGCGAGTTGAACCTTGAACATTAACACGCTTCGGATTGTAGAAACGGTTATCAAGCATAGGCGTTTGAACTACAGCCCTAGCCTTACTTGCCATTCCCGGATTTAAAATTCCGTCTCGAATTTGTTCTAAGTCAATTAATCCTTGCGCATACGCATCGGCATATAACGAAGGATTACCCGCACGAATGCTAATGTTGTAGCAAGCAATGTAAGTCGCAATTTGTCTCGCAATTACATTAATTTCAATTTGCGATTCATCGTATTGAGTTCGCAAATACATATAAACGCGTTCTGATGATTGCGAAATCACCCGCGTCATATATGGTTCATTATTAATTAAATCAGCTAAATGATTTTCCAAACCTTCGGCGGAAAATACTTCTTCGATTTCGCTTTTGCTTGTCAATGGTTCTGACATTTTAAATCCTGGAAGAAGGAACCACGGGGGCAGAATCTTATTCAGAAACTACCCCCGTAGCCACCACCCAACCGACACAGGTTGAACGGAAATATCAAATTGCTAATTATTCTGCTGGAGCAGTTTCAAAATTAACCGTCGGGTTATAAACGGCATTTTGTTCAACAAGAACAGGGCATCCGTTGTAAAGCATCTTCATATCGATACGCGGCGGATCAATTGCTTCTTCTCGGCCCATCGCCAAACCGCTAGCAGTTCGAACAGCCTCTTTAAGATTAAATTGAACCGGTTCCGTACCGTGAACCTTTTCACACCAAGTACCCGGCTCCGGAGTCATAATGACTTCGTTATCAGGAATAAATTTCTTGATGTTAGCCATATCTGTCTGCGCAACTTGCGATTCGCTAACTTTTCCAGAAATGTAAACTTGATTGTACATGTGGAAAATGCGATCTGGCAAACCTCGGAAAATAACGTCAACGCCTGTATCCGGATATTTTTGTTCCGGGTCAATTTCACGTTGTGTCATCGAATCAAAAATTCGAACAGCAACACCGCCGACCTTATGAAGTTGAATGTTATTAAACAACGGTCCAAGCGTAACTCCGTTACCCCAAATATGGCGAATTTTGCTGCCATGTCGAATTGCCGTAACAGTATCCAACGCTATGAATTGATCAATGATCGGGCAATCTGGATCACTCCAAGGAATACTGATAATGTCGTCGTCACCGTTAGGACCGCCAAGAGCAATTTGATCTTTATGCGAAGCGGGAACTAACGATTCAACTTCAATCGATGCTCCTGGAGTACCAAGTTCGACGGGATAAAGATCATCACCGATTGGCAACAATGCCCACCCACCGCGAAGCAATTGAACCGCCATGAATTCATGAAGGTTGGCAAATCGATCCGATTGGAATTTTAGTTGCCTTGCGATATACGATTCACCCGCAGCGTCAACAGTCCCGAATTGCCCACCAATCGGACGATTTTGATATACGCGTTCATATTCGATTTCCAACGCTTCGTAGAATCGCGGAACGGTAATCATTTTATGTCCTACCGGTTTACGTCCAGTCCTACTTGGACCCGTCATAGGAGCACGTGCAAGCGGCATAGATCGAGTCGGGTTATAGATGTCATAAACCCCGGTTCGACTTGCCAACGTTTGTCCGGCTCTATCCCGCAATCCAAGTTTATAAAACCTAGAAATAGTAGAACCCGGCGAATTGTACTCGGAGATAACATCAATTACGTGTGGAACCCGAGTTAGTTGTTCTAGTGAATATCCTGGCATTCTTCTTTCTCAGTGTAAGAGTTAATTTTGGAAATATCGGCAAACCATTTTTTATTCTTGCCGACAATTTGAAATGTTTTACCGGTATTACAATTAGCACCGGTAACGATTAAACATTGATAACTTGAATTGTCTGATTCTAACCAGACATTCGAATTACAATGAACTCGAATGTCTTGGTTAGAATTTTGAGTGATTTTGATTATTTTACCATTTTGATATTTCGGCAAAAAAACATTAATTGTTTTGTCCGAAGTAGGCACTACATGAATATGTACGCATAAATCATGCGGAGGAATAATCCAATCTCGATTTATCGCGACATACATGGTTAATCAAAATTAGTCGAGAACAAATTGTGAGCTAAACAACTGAACGCCGATGTTACGACTCGGATCATCATCAAACACAAAATTAAATAGCATTTTGCGTCGAATCAAATTTTCGTCGTCTTCTCCAACAATTCCGGCGCTAACGTTACCGGGAATAATTAGGCCACTCGTTTTAACGTATCCGCCAAAAAGAACGTGACCCATAAATCGTGCAGTATTGACTCCGCCTTTTTGCATCTTCATCGAAATCAAAAGAACAGCTTCAATCGGGTCTTGAGCTTTACTTGTAACGCTGCCCCAATGAACAAATTGGTTACTTGAGTTTCGAGTAAGCAGCAAACCAGGACGAAGAACATCGGTAAATCCGGTGTTACCGTTATCTCTAGTAGCTCCAGAGATAATACCGTTCAATCCGGTTACGGCGCGATAAAGAGGTTGCCAAATAACAGAAGTCAAATCCTGTTCAATGGCTTCAAGGGACGGCAACTGTCCTGGAAGTAGGAAGCTGGCATCGTAACTCATAGGTAAAGACATAGTTTAATTCTCGTTTTGTGTGATCGGTAAAAATGTTATTTTGCTATTTCGTAAATATTACATCAACGAGAGCAAAGACTTTTTCATCGTTTCGGCTTGTTCGGCAGTAAGATCCCCACCTTCGTCAGCGGATAGATTCAATACTTGCGCGTCTGCTGGCAACTTGTTTGATGGCGTATTCGAAGGCTTGACAATCGCTGGAAGCTTTTCGAGGGATTCGATAAGCAAATCAATTGCCGAAGCTTTGAACGTTGCGTTATCGCCGAGCGACAATTCATACGTATCAATTTGCGGATAAATGTTTGCCTTGGCGTAATCTTCCGAAAGCTTACCTTCCTTAATCAAAATTTGAGTTCGTTCACGAAGAGACGTTTTACGTTGTTGCGTAAATTGCCCGGTGATAGCCAAGGCATACGTTTCCATCGGATCTTTTTCAATCGTAAAATCTTCTTTAACGTAAGGCTTTTGCGTTTTTGGATTAATCGCACCTGAAGCCAAAAAGACATCGGCAACTTGCTTGCTAACTTTCATAGGTTCCTCGTGTGACATAAAAATGCTTTGAGCGTGAACAACTTCAGTATCGTCGTTTTCTTTTTCCGATTCTGAAAGTTTCTTTTGCCTCAAAACGGTAGACAAAACTTTTGGTAAATCCGAAACCATCGTGTCGGGCGGAATGTAAATATTCGCATCATCCATTAATTGCTTCGAGAGTTCCGCGAGGTTCGCATAATTCCCTTCGCTCATAGTGTCTGATACGGATAACGCTATAGCGTTTTCAACGAGTGAAAACCCTTCTTGTCCAGGAACTATGGGATGCAAAACCGGAGCAACGTGCAAGATACACGGCCCCCAGCTTCGACCCTTACCATCGGTCCAGGATTCTTTTACACAAGCGGAAACCTCTTTAATAGTATTTTGAAGTTTTCCTGCTGGTGTTCGCATGTCGTTAACATCGCCGGGAGCATCAATAACTCCTACCAATGTTGGGACATTTTTAATTATTTCGATTTCGAATGATTCCCAATACCCGCCATTGTCAAACGAATTTGTATCAACGACTTCAGTTGGAAGTGCTTCTTTTAAATGCTTGAAGGGGGCCGGGATTCGCAAACCAGCTTCAATCATCTTATTAGCATTTTGCGATATTTCTCGCAACAACTTTTCTTCGAATTTTTTAGGAGTTCTTCCGCCATTAGACGTAGATACTAAATATTCGCCTACGGGTAAAATACTTTTCTTTAGCTTAGGCATTGGGTTCATCCTGGTAAGGGGCGTATTCAACGGAGAATTCATCTTGACCGTATAACGTACCATCGGTTGCGTTTCTAGCGGCCCATCTGACTCTCCGAACGTCGTCGGTTACGGTTGACGGTAAAACTAATGATACAGTATTTCCGACTACATTTAAATCCTCTCCTTCAACAATTCCCAAATCTAATCCGTCAACGTCTTCAAAAACGAATTGCAAATCTACGCTTTCAATATTTTCGTTAGCCGTAAACGTTACGGTTCTTCCGGTTTCTTTGATAAATACGCGGAAGTTTGACATTAACGAAGTTGCAATTGATGGTATTTGAAGCATTAGCCGTAACGACGTAATATTCAAATTGAGTTTTCCGTCTTGATTAATTTGCATATTTGCAAAGTTATTCGGAAAACTGGGAGGCCCAACAAAATTAACTATATCGCGTAACGGTTTATTCGTTCCGTAATTGACGCGAAGCATTATAGATTTTCTTGAAGACACCGCAGCATTCGGTAAACCTAAAAGGTACTCACCTTCGCCGTCAGGCAATTCAATAAATCCATTTGAAGTCCAAGCCCCTAACACGCCTTGAACTAAAGATAAAACAACCCACGCAGATGCCGATTCACTAAAATAAGAAATTGTTAAATCTTCATCATCGTGGGTTATATCGGTTATGCCGTTTCCATCATCGTCGGTGATAGAAATTAGCAAATTAACATTAGTCGCATTTTCGTTTAATACGATCGGCATTATACAACCGCCTTCGCGTCTCTAAACGCGTGATAGTGCGACGGAACGTTAACTTCTGAATCCGTAGTTAAATCGTTGATTGCTGTTTTAAGCGGCAATACTTTGTAAAGGACGGAATTAACAGTATCGATCCAAGCAAGATAAGTTAAATCTCCAGCTACGTCGATACCAACATTATTCAATGCCGCACAGGTTAATCGTCTTCCATCAATTGGATCATCGGCAAGAGTAAAATTGCTACTCGTTACAGTAACTTCTCCCAGCTTTTTTCCAGAACCAGTACCTAATGCGGTGTTTGCTTCAGAATAAGTTGCTGGTTGACCTTCGCATAACGTTAACTTGTTTACGTTATTTTTCAGTTTATTCAAAGCTTCGTCAACAACGATGTCATTTAAATAATGCGGCATTTC